TAGGCGCTGGTGTCCGGCGATGCGCCGGTGTCCGGCGCGGCGTGGGTGGACGGCAATGCGCGGGTGTCCGGCGATGCGTGGGTGTACGGCAATGCGCAGGTGTCCGGCGATGCGCAGGTGTCCGGCGATGCGTGGGTGTACGGCAATGCGCGGGTGTCCGGCGATGCGTGGGTGTACGGCAATGCGCGGGTGTCCGGCGATGCGTGGGTGTCCGGCGATGCGTGGGTGTACGGCAATGCGCGGGTGTACGGCAATGCGCGGGTGTCCGGCAATGCGCAGGTGTCCGGCGATGCGCGGGTGTACGGCAATGCGTGGGAAAATACCCCGCCTCTTCTCTACGGAACCAAGCACCCTCTGTCCCTCTGCTCCCTCACGCAGATCGCTATAGGGTGTCACGTCCACGACTTCGCCTACTGGCTCGAACACGGACCCGCCATAGGCCGCTCCGAAGGCTACACGACGGAGCAGATCGCGGAGTACAGGCGGCACTTCATGTACCTCAAGGCACTCGCCAAGAGGATTCAAGCTGCACAGAAGAAAGCAGAGAAAGCCAAGAAGTAAAACCCGGCCCAGCGGAACCTGGGATGCTCCCTAATCAACCAGCCTCCACGTGGGCAGGGAGTGGGCGACGTCCGGGTAATGGACGGCTAATGGTGAGAGAGGTTTGAAATGGAGTGCAGCAAAGTGGTCAATCCGTATTTTCCGGGGCAAGTGCATTACTTCGCACTCCCCGCACGAGAGGCCGCGAAGGAAGCGTTCGCCTTGTACACGATGGGTATTTTCGAGACGAAAAGTCACGACTGGCCTATTCGAGACCTCGGCGACGGCTCCTTCCTTTGCGGAAACTGGAGGGCAATTCCTTGCTAGTCCGCGCCCTCAGTTCACCCCCGGCCAGACTAAGCCGCCGATCTGTTCACTCCCTGGCGGATGCCGCGCACTCCTTGTCCAGCTTTTTAAGGGGCAAGGCTAAACCCCTCACGGCAAAACCAGAGTGGACGTGTACGGCTTGTCTCGCGGGGAAACATTCAGCGTGTGTAAGCGCCCGGTGTGTTTGCGGGCGGAAAGAAGGACACAAGTGACAGATCGTTGGGTACTCGCGCAAGAGGAGGAACCTTACCGCGACTTTGAGCCGAGGATGGGAGTAGCCATCGACGGGTTGCGCCGAATTACGTTCATTGACGACGAGCACAAGGCGTATGCCTTGAAAGCCAATCCTGCGGCTACGTGGGACAACGACGAAGACCTGGCTCTCGATGAAGAAGTTCACTTGACTTGGGAACAGGCAGAAGCGATGGTGAACCAATGACCGTCCAACAAGCAGCATGGCTTGGCGAAGACGACCTGGTGGACTCCGCTTTTCAGCACGACCGGCTGACCCTGGTCCTGATGCCCCGCTGGAGTTTTCCACAGGCGGACTTGACAAGCAGGGCCGGGTGCGCTATTATGATTTTAGCGGTCGCAGTGCTGCTCTGGCTGTAGACCTTCTGGCGAAAGGGAAACATGAAACCTCCTCGTGAAAGAATGGCGGACGAGATCAGAAAGGTGGTCCGCAAGTTCCATCAGCATCCGTGGGACATAAACTGCGGACGCTGCGACGAGTTCGCCGACGAAATTGTAGCTCGTATTCCTGGCGCTCTGGCAATTGCTCTTGGGGATGATTGGGCGCACATCTGCATACGCTTCAATGGTTTTTACTACGACGCAGAAGAGCCTTACGGCGTAAAACATTGGCGGCAACTTCCCCTCTGTGTCCGCGCACGGCGCAAGTAAACCGGCTTCGGCCCCCAACCCGTCCATTAACCGGACAGAAACGAGATTCAAATGACCGGCAAGCCCAACAGCACGAAGTTCTACCAGGAGGAGATCGAGAACGTCACCCTCCAACTCACACAGACCGTGGACGAGACGACCCGGCAAAACCTGGAAACCAGGCTCCGGGTTGCCAAGCAGTATTTGTCCGAGCCCACGCCCGAATTGTCCGGCACGATGCAGGATGAAATTCGCGCAAAGCAGTAACCGCTAACCCGTCCAGGTAATGGACAGAAACGAGAATCAAATGAAACTTCAAGTATACGAGAACCCGACCAAGAAAGACCCCGTTGTGCGCCTCAAGCTGGAAGACGGCGGCGACGGCGAAATCAACCTTTATGCCGTAGACGAAGAAGGGGAGGGGGTTGATTGCGGGTTGCTGCTCAGATTCAAGAGCAACGGCAAAATCCTGCGGATGGCCTCCGTGAACTCCGATCTCGGCTTCGCTCTCGACGACGACGAGCATATCGAGTTTGAAGACGAGTAACCAACCGGCAGACCTTGCTCTGCCCTGGCCGCTCCGAAGTCGCAAGCAAAGCTAGGAACTGAGAAGCCTAGACTTTAAGCGGGCCGGGAGCGGCCAGGAGAGCGCAAGATGCTCTAATCAGAAAGGAAACCAATGCCACAGACGAAGATAGAGAAGCGCCGGAAGGCGATAGCTTTGAAAGAGCAAGCTATTGCACGACACACCGCCGATCTGGAGTCTGCCGAATTCCGACTCAAGGGCTACACGAAAGCCAACTCGGTCGGCACACCGGACCCGCTGATCGCCCAATGTATTGAGGCGGTCAAGGAACAGATCACCGAGGCAAAGGACAAGATCGCGCACCTCCGCGACACCATTCTCCACACGACCGAGAAAGGCACGGCATGATAGTCAAGCAAGGGAGTTTAGGCCCGACCTGGGAAGAAGTGGTCGCGGCCAGGAACAAGCGGGAAGACGAAGCGGTCGCCCGGAGATTCAGGCGGGACGACCAAGATCGGTGGCGGAGCAACGAGCAGTAGACCGTCCGGGTAATGGACGGAAAATCGAGGAGGAAAGATGTGTCAAGCATTTTCGTGTGTCGTTGACCCTGCCGGAAAGGTAACGTGGAAGCTCGGTGTGGACTCTCACTCCGATCTTGCGCGGCTCGGCGGATACAAGGATGAAGTTTTGGGTGAGTTTGCCAAGATCGAAATCACCCCAAAGAACAGGAACTACCTGAACCCCGATGAATGGGTGTACCGTGTTGACGAGTCGCCAGTCCCGAAGTGGTGCGGGTTGGCTGAGAAAGAATTGTGCCTAGCCGCCCATAAAAAGTGGCTTAAGCAGTTGGAGAAGTTTATCAACCGGCATCCTGTAGTACATCCGTTTGAGAAAGCTCCTCCCTCGATTGAGAGAAAGCACATTCTGCTCCTCAAAAAGTGGGCCTCGGTTCGGGCCTCGGTTCGGGACTCGGTTTGGGCCTCGGTTTGGGACTCGGTTTGGGCCTCGGTTGGGGACTCGGTTGGGGACTCGGTTCGGGACTCGGTTTGGGCCTCGGTTTGGGACTCGGTTTGGGCCTCGGTTTGGGCCTCGGTTGGGGACTCGGTTGGGGACTCGGTTTGGGCCTCGGTTCGGGACTCGGTTTGGGCCTATACAGGCAGCTTCTTCCGTATCCCCGTTTGGAAATACGTCAAACACCCAAAGGGCAAATACCCGTATCAGCCTTTGGTGACGTTGTGGAACCAAGGACTCGTGCCCTCTTTTGACGGCACGACCTGGAGACTACACGGCGGGCCGAAAGCTGCTATTCTGTTTTCGATCACGAAGGCGGAGTTGGAGAAGTACAAGTAAACCGTCCATTACCCGGACGAGAAAGAGGAGAGATGAAGCGTTTGGTTTGTCCGAATTGCAGCCGGGTTGTCGATATTGAGGCAACCTACGTGACCACAGCCCTGGTCAACAACGAACTCAAAACCTTCCGCGTGGAACACGGCCATAGCACAACGAAGGGGAGCGAGTTACAATGTGCTTGCGGCCAGTTTCTCAAGTAACATCAACGCAGATGGGCGGGGAGCAAACCAGCCCCCGTTAATGCGGCAGTCCGATTTCCACAGCGCGGACGAAAGCAGGGGAGGCATAACAATGGCATGGTTTCGGCGCAAGTGCTATCGCAATCGAGCTAAACAGAGAAGGACCGATCCTTACCGGGGGACGACCATCTGTATGTGGGGGCTGTCTGTATTGGCTTGCTGTTTAGCCACCATCAAGAAAGAAAGAGGATAACGCTTGATACTCTCAACCCCAACGTGCGATACCCCAGGCTGCGGCCAGGTCCATACTGAATCGAACCACTGGTTCGTTGTCCGGGTAATGGACGACCACACCGAACTCTGGAAGTGGGAAGATGCCGTGGTCGCGGGCTTGCTCTCAGACCTTACGGCGCACCACTTCTGCGGACAAACACACGCCTTGCAGTACCTCTCTTTGGAGATGGGGAAGACGGAGGCTGTATGACCACCAACACCAACGATGACCTTAGCTGCTTCCGGGGATTGATGTTCGCCCTGCCCTTGGGACTGCTATGTTGGGTGCTGATTATCCTGGCGGTCAAATGGGGGATGAAATGACCGACACACTTGAACTTCGCAGAGAACTGGCCGTGAAAACGTACCAGGCCAACCACAAACCCACGGACACCGGCCTTACGGCGTATCGGAAGCCTTTACTATTGGGCAAAGCAGCCGCATCAGGATTGGCGGAAATTGTCCGGGTAATGGACAACGCCGGGGCTAAGTTCCCCAACCAGTTCAACCGCGACTGCTTCCTGTCCGACGTGGCTTTTGGATTGGAGTGCATTCACGACATGGGAAGGCGGGACGGACGCTTCGAGCAACTGGAGGCGATCCGGCAAATGACCATTCTTGCCCAAATCAACGCGTACGAAGGGGAGCTATGACCGACCTGGCCACGAGGAAAACACGTTGTATTGTCAAGTTCAGCGATTGCGTTAGAGAACGGGGCAAGCTCCGAGAAATCGTGTTCCAACTGACGCCATACGGGATCAATGTGCGCCTCGCCGGAATGCGGACCGGGTTTGACGTAAGCCCCGCCAGTGTGTATAATCTGGCTGTGATGAAATCCGTGGCCAAAGCCAGGGAAGAGAAGAAGGCCAAGAAGGGGAAGAAATGAAACACGTCATTGTGATTGAAACCTCGGACCCGCCGGATGGCAAACCATTCCCCCGTTGGCTCCAACAGTTGATCTTGGGAAAGATCGAGAACGTGGTGGAAGAGCGGCACGGACTGTGCTTCACTCAGTCCCGGTTCAACGTGTCGTCCGCCACAGTCGCTATTCACGAAATGTACAGCCTACCCCCGTGGGACCCGGAAACAGGAACCTGCGGACCGTCCAGGTAATGGACAAGGAGACAAGATGCCTGAGAAACCAAGACCCGAATGTGACAAACTCGTAGCCGTCGCTCCACAGTCTCAGAAGATTGGAGAGTTCCTGGAGTGGCTGCAATCCGAGAAGGAGATCGTCTTCGGACGGCATCACGAACACTTGGAAAGCTGCTATGACGAGGAAGATTACCGAGACTGCGGACTGCGCCAGGATGAACTGACCCCGGCCCGGCCATCCGTCGAGAGTCTGCTGGCTGAGTTCTTCGACATCGACAGGAACAGGGTCGAGGAAGAAAGACGCGGCCTGTTGGAAGAACTACGCACGGCACAACAGTCCAGATAATGGACAACCAAACAAGGAGAACCAAGAATGAGCGCAGAAAACGAAAGAGCAGCAGTTCAACAAGCGAGTGGCCGGAGTTACGGAGAAATGGTCCGTGAAACCTTCGCTGCCGTTGACAGAGAACCCCGGCTGTTCACAAGGACCATGACAGGACAGCCGGACGGGGACGAAGTGTACTCTCCTGTTTTAGGACTCCCGCGTCGTCCGTACCAGAACACGTACAAGCCGCAAAGGAAAGCAAAGCGCAAGCTGGCGAAATAACCAACCTGTCCATTAACCGGACAAGAAAAGAGGGAGTATGAAACAAGTTGTAACAGTCACCGAAGTAGAAGGCGAGGGCCTCGAAGCCTTGCTCAACGAAAACGTTCTGATCTACGGCATGAACTACTTCTACACTGGCAAGCTCGTCGGGGTCAACGACAAGTTTGTTAAGCTGGAGGGGGCAAAGATCGTGTACGAAACCGGGCCGTCCAGCGAGAAGGGCTACAAAGACGCCCAGCCTTTGCCGAATAGCACCTGGTATGTCCAGACGGCGGCTATCGAGTCTTTCGGTCTCGGAAAGTAGGCCGGGCATGAGGGCTTGTAAACAGAAATATAGGTCGTGGTCGCGGTCGTGGTCGGGGTCGCGGTCGTGGTCGGGGTCGCGGTCGTGGTCGTGGTCGGGGTCGCGGTCGTGGTCGCGGTCGTGGTCGGGGTCGCGGTCGTGGTCGGGGTCGCGGTCGTGGTCGGGGTCGGGGTCGCGGTCGTGGTCGTGGTCGGGGTCGGGGTCGGGGTCGGGGTCGGGGTCGGGGTCGGGGTCGCGGTCGTGGTCGGTATAACCTTGTCCGCTAAAAACAAAGGAAACTCATGTACAACTTAATCAAACGCGGAGCCTCTTACCACCTGGACCTCACATCCGGGGGGCGGAGGATTCGCTTTGCACTCGGAACAAGACTCCCCCAAGCCGCTAGGACTCTTGCGCGGCAAGTCGAGTGCGCCCTTGCTGGAGGCCCCAAGGCAGAAGAGTGGGGGGTCTTGAAGACTGTCCTGCCCCCCAAATCTTTCGCAATTTTATCCTCGGGGCGCGGCCTTACGGCGCAACCGAACATGGCCGAATTTGAGAAGGTCTTCCAGGAGTTCCTTGATCGCAGAGTAAGACTCGGGGAAATAGCGGACTCCAGCCGGAACTTGTACCTTTGGGCAGCAGACAGGTTCTTCTCCCGCATGGCAGAACTGCGTGTCCGAAAAATGGACGAAATTACACCCGCTGTGGTCGAACGGTATTTGATTTGGAGGAAAGAAGCTACCTTGGCCAGAGGCGGGTCCGGGCGTGGTCTTGTGACAGACGCAACCGCGCTGTCCTCCATCTTCAACCTGGCGGTCGAGGAGGGGCTCCTCAAAACCAGCCCGCTGCGGCACAAGCTCTCCCCCGTGGAGGCTCCGAAAGGAGTAGACCCGTTCACGCCGGAGGAGATCACCCGCTTGTCCAAAGCCGCTACCGGATTGGACCGCCTGGTTTTCTTGATCTTCCGCTGGACTGGGTTGCGGGGCGGGGATGTTGCTGCTTTGACTTGGAGAGCGGTGGACTTCAACAACAAAGTCATCAACTGGAAAACAGGAAAAAGAGGGAAGTGGGTAAAAATTCCGCTCTCTCTCGAACTCCTTGATCGCTTGGTTTGGGAGATGGAGGGGGCCGGGTTTATAATGGACGACCGGATCATCCCCGGCGCAACCAGGGCAAAGCTGTACAAAACCATGCGAGAGTTGGGGGCGAAAGCCGGAGTTCCAAACACACACCCCCATCGCTTTAGACACTACCTGGCGGCGGAACTGCTCGGCGGAGGGGCCACACTATTTGACGTAGCCTCTTTGCTTGGGGACACGCATCAGACGGTTGAGAAGTTTTACGCGGCTTCCACAGACAAGCAGCAGGAACGAATTCGTGGTATAATGGAAAAGTCCGGGTAATGGACAGAAGGGATCGTATGAAAATCGGAGACTTGGAAGAAGGAAAATTCGCAATCACAGAAGAGGGTATGGGAGTTCTAGCTCTGTCTTCTCGGAGCTTTGTGCCCCATGACCAGGAAATCTACGCCAACGTAGTTCACTTGGCAAACGGAATCGGTTGTTTCCTGAAATCCCAACGCTGCCGCGAGTGCTCCAAAGAAGAAGCCTTCGCCGCTGCGAAAGTCTGGGGTTGACAAAAACCAGGAACGTGTGGTACATTGAATTTGGAGGAGCATCATGGCAAATGAGCGCGCGCGCGCGAATGGGGCGCTGAGCGATGAGGAGTACGAGCGCAAAATGCAATTAGTTTCGCGCATGATGAATGCGTACTTTGCAGCAAGCGGAACGCCCTACTCATATCCTTCTAATATGGTTGCCGGTATGGAAGCGGCTCTTCAAATTTCCAGCGATGCACTACTCGCCCAGCGCCCTGCCAGCTACACGCGGGAGCAAGTTGAGGCGGCACTCGATTACGTATTGCGAAATGAATTTCACCAGTATGCAGCCGAGAAATATAGGCTGATTCATGGTGTACTCGACCGTCTCCAGCCCGCGCCGAAGACGCCGAAGACGCCGGAGGAGCGCAGGCGTGAATGGCTGATGAGATGGGTCAGCACGGGAGACATGGAAATGTGCATAAGAGGATTGCAAGAGATTGAAGCGGAAAGCGAGGCCCGCAATGGCTGAGTTGAAGTACGCTATGAGAGCGCAAGAGTTTTTCCGACTGCATGGTGAATTTCTTCTGCATTGGGATGAAGGCGGATTTAATAACGTCGCTTCACACTTCCGTCCCATCAATCCGCCAGCGCCGGAAGGGGGTCCGACTAATGGACTATGATCCCGAGACCTTGGTCACCGCCGTCACCAACCAGGCGGCAGCCTTGGACAAGGCCGTGCGCCGTATGAGAGCCTTTTACGTGTTCTCAGACAAACGTCCGGGAACGATTCAAGAACGGTTCGACCTGGACGCAAAAAACTACGCCGAATACACAACCATGTTTCGCGGACACTGAGGAGGGGAAATGGCAACACGGTTTGAACTGCACTACGATTACAATGCTGATTGTCATTGCCGAATGGTAGCTACCGATGACGGAGGGTTTGTCCATTATCCGGACTATGAGAAACTAGTCATAGCGGCGCAAGAGGCGATCCGCGACCTTGAACTTGATAGTCCGCGCTCCGCTAAACGAAACCTCAGCAGAACGCTTCTCGATCTCGGGGAGGCCGCATGACCAACAATTTCCCAACATCCGTAGACGTAAGCACTCTCCGGACTTTTCGCCCCGATCCCCGGCCTGACGAAGAACAGCGGAAGAAGATCAAGCGCCAACAGTTTTGGTTCCTGGTCGTGCCCGTTGCGGCCTTTCTAGCCTTCGGGCTGTGTATTCTGCTCGGGGCCAACGTATTCCTACCCGCGTGGGCTGTGTTCTGCTTAGTGGGGTGGGGGATTTCAGAAGGATTGGAGGAGAAATGAGCAAGATACCGAGGAAGTGGAGCGACGTACATAGTCAGTGCCTAGAATTTCTCGCGCACCCCGGCGAGCCCTCTACCAAGCCGATAGAGTGGTGCGTTTCGCTCATCGAAGAACTCGCCCTCCTCGAAGAAAATATCGAGATTGTGGTTGACAATATGCCGCCGGAGTGTGTGGTACGAATTCGAGAGGGTGGAGGTTTTGAAGACATACACGCCACGCTGGCCGTGTCTGTTGCAAAGCTGTCAGATATGTGGGAGTATAGATGAAGCTCAACATCGCTTTAGCTCTGTTCGTGATCCTCGTCTTCGGGGCGGAGTTCTATCACCAGGCGCACACGCCGCCCCAAGCAGAAACTTGTGTTGTGTCCAGGTAATGGACGAAAGTAGAGAATGACCGAGCTACATTGGGACGTGGAAACGCGAAGCGAGGCCGACCTAGATCAGGTGGGCCTCGCTAACTATTTTGACGACCCAAGCACCGAACTTATTATGAGCCAGCACGCCATAGACGAGGGACGTGTGCATCTGTGGCAGCCGCATCTGGACCCAAAACCCCCCAAGGAGCTTATTGAAGCTCTTGATGATCCTTTCGTGATCGCCAACGCGTGGGGGGCCCAGTTTGAGTTGAACGCGGCTCGTCGATTCTTCGGCATAGTGAAACCGCTCTCCGAGTGGCGTTGTTCTATGGTGCGGGCCCGGTATTTGTCTCTTCCCGGCGGTTTGGATGCGGCGGGGAGAATTTTAGGGCTCAAAGAATCCGAAGCAAAAATTAAAGAAGGAGACCGCCTCGTAAAGAAGTTCTGTTCCCCCGAAAAACCGGGGGGCGAGGAGACACTGTTTGGCCTCAGCGCGGCCTCATACCGAGATTGGCGCACGGACCCGGAGGATTGGGAGTGGTTCTGCCGATACGGAGTTCGAGACGTAGAAGCAGAGAGAACCATCGCCACTAAGAAGCTCAAAAAGTTTCCCGTACCCGACCGAGAATGGGAGAACTGGTTTTTAGAGCAGCAGGTGAACTCCTCCGGCTGGCCAGTCGATATGGACCTAGTGAGGGGCGCTCGGTTTATCGTTGAAAAAGAGATGGTCCGGCTCAACAAAAGACTGTACGAAATAACGGAACTGGCCAACGCCAATTCTGTCCAGCAATTGTTGCCTTGGCTGCAAGATCGCGGGTATGCCTTCTCTTCCGTGGACAAAAACTTTGTTGCCCGGGCGATGAAAGGGGAGTGCGCTCTGACAGGGGAGGCCCGAGAGGTTTTGATCCTTCGGGCCCAAACGTCAAAATCATCCATCAGAAAGTACACCAACATTGCCGACATGGTGAGCCCCGACGGACGGCTTCGACACCAGTACACCTTCATGGGGGCGGCGAGGACCGGGAGGGAGGCAGCACACGGGGTAAATATGGGAAACCTTCCTCGGCCCACAAAAGAAGTGGTGGCCCGTATGCCTTTGGCTCTGTCTCTAGTCCGGAAAATGGACTACGAAGAAGTGCGGCGCGAGTTTGAGAAGCCTTTGGATGTGGTCGGGTCCACCGTCCGCGCCTCGTTCTGTGCGCCCCCCGGGCAACAACTGGTCGTCGCGGATTTGAGCGCCATTGAGAACGTCGGAGCCGGATTTATTTCAAGAAGCGATTCTGTGCTCCGTGTCTTCCGCGAGGATCGAGACCCCTACCTCGACTTTGCCGTCCACTTCTACAAACAGCCATACTCCGAACTTGCTGCGGAATATGACGAAGGCCGGGGGAACAAAGCCAAGCGGACCATGTGCAAACCCGCCACCCTCGGGTCGGGCTTCGGCCTGGGCCCCGGCAAAGAAGTGGTAGACCAGGCCACCGGGGAAAAGACTTGGGAAGGTTTGATGGGCTACGCCCGGGCCATGAATGTTGAAATGACGCAGGAAGAGGCCACCAAAGCCATACAAGTATTCCGATCTGTCTACCCCGAGATTCCCCAAACATGGAAGGACTTGGAACGGGCGGCACGCCGGGCAATCAAGAACCCGGGCCAGCTTGTCGGAGTCGGGATTCCAGCCACCGAGCGAGAACGAGAGTGGTTTACGGAGAAGGGCCGCAAAATTTATGAGAAGCCCATTCTCTCTTTTCTTTGTCATGGAACCAAAGTTTTGGAGCTAAAGCTTCCAGCGGGGCGCAGCATCCACTACATTGACCCGACTCTGGAAGAAGAGGAATATGTCTGGCAGGGGAAGACGCTGAAAGGGGAGAAAATCTCCTACTACGGCAAGGAACAAAACTCCACGCATTGGGGGCGGGTTCCGACCCACGGAGGCAAGCTCTTTGAAAATGCGGATCAGGCTTGGGCGAGAGACATCCTTTTCAACGGGATGCACGAGGCACACAAAGCCGGATTTGAGATTATTGGCACAACCTATGACGAAATTATCGCTCTGGTTCCTGAAAACTCTGATCTTACGGTTGAAAAACTCTGCGAGCGCATGACCAGGAAACCAGACTGGATGCCGGACGGAATTCCTCTGAGAGCGGCGGGATACAAAGCAAAAGAATACAGAAAGGACTAAAAAGAAAGAACATGGACACAGGAAAAGCGCAAGATTTGGTTGGGATGCGGTTTGGTGATTGGACTGTTCTGTGCCGCTGCCCTCCCCCTGAAGGAGTAAAATGGGGCACATTCTGGATGTGCTCTTGCTCGTGCGGAGAAACCTTTCGTCCGATACGTGCGTCCTCCCTAAAACACGAGAAGATTGAGGACTGCGTGTGTACCTCTCGACGCAAGCTGATTGGGGAGAGGTTTGGAAAATGGACAGTCAAAGATGTGTCCTGGCGTCCGCGAGAAGAGCCAACAAAACGGCCCCCAATTCGTTTTCTTCGAGATAAATGGGCGAAATGTGTTTGTGACTGCGGGGTCGAAAAAGATGTTCGTCTGGCAAGTTTGATTATCGGAGATTCGACAAGCTGCGGCTGTACCCGGGGTTATGATAATCCCTTGTACGCTCCCATAACGAAAATTATTGGTACGTACCGCAGACAAGCAGAAGAGGGCGGGCGCTCTTGGGAATTGGACCGAGAATTAGCCACAACCCTTTTGACTTCAAATTGCTACTACTGTGGAATTCCGCCCAGCAACACCTTAAAGACAAGAAACCAATACATTTTCAAATACAGCGGCATAGACCGCATCGACAATAGCCAGGGCTACGCCCCCGGCAACGTAGTATCTTCCTGTAAAATCTGTAATTTAGCTAAACACGCATCCGATCAACAAGAATTTTTGGCAACCATCAAAAGGGTGTACGAACATCTGAATCTGGAAAAGGCAACCTTTGCGGAACTCCCCTCCCCACCGCCGTCGAGTTTCGTCGCAGAAAATCGGCGAAGATGGGACCAAAACAAACGTAAAGCAGGGCAAGAAAAACGTCGGCTTGAAAAATTTCCCAAAGAATCTTGTTGACACTCAACGATTCTGTGGTATACTGATTTTGCTAGGAGAAACCAATGAAAACGATCTACAAGTACGTTTTGCCTGTTGAGGACGAGGTCCGAATTTCAATGCCAGCCTTCGCGGAAGTTTTATCCGTTGGGGCCCAAAAGGAGCAAGTATGTGTTTGGGTTTTGGTAGACACCATCATGCCGAGCTTGCACAAAACCTTCCGGATCGCGGGAACCGGACACCCGATTGAGGAGCCCGAAAAGTGGTCTTTCATTGGCACCGTGCTGTTGTATGAGGGGGCGCTGGTGTTTCACATTTTTCAGCTTGACCCAAAACGAGAGCTACCCAACTAACCCGTCCGGATAATGGACAAAGGAGGCGGAATGGCCGCAGAAGTAACACAATTCGGTTTCTTGGATATGCAAGTCTGCGTACCCGAGGACTACACCGACGACCAGGTCATAGCCTTCGCCGAAGGGGAATATCCTTGCGGAACAACCGAGGGTTGGCAAATACGCCGCCAGCACGAAGGCTACTCCGAACGAGTACCGTGTGAAGGCCGGGACCGAGACAACCACGTCCACATCATGTTGGACGCTTAATCAGGAGGAGCCGTGTACCTCGAAGACCTTGTAGACGAAATCATCGAGATCGCTTTCCACTCAGAACCATCAGACCCGCGCCCAAGCGTAAACGAGCGCATGAAACGGGCGGAAATCTGGGACGCGATTGACCGCTACGAAGACGAACGCGAACGGGAGGAACTATGAGCAACAGAGAACTGGAAACCTGGGCGTGGACTTGCCTTGCCTTTGGGTGGGTTTTCG